AGAGGTTAGGCATCTCTCCTCGTTCAGTGGTCAGGCTTGCACGAGCGATGGGGCTTACAAAAAGCCGTCAGTTCATGGCCAAGTGTCAACACGAAACCGCCGAGGCTGCGAAAATCTCCCACCAACGTAACGGCACCTATCCGCCTAAAGGTTTCAAAATCCCCAATAGCGAGGCAGGGCAATTCAAGCCCGGAGTTTCATGCCGTCAACGGCTCGGAGCCAAGAAAGACGCAGAGAGGCTGCGAAAGTCTGCCGAGTCCAGACGCGCCACCATCAAGAGAGAACGCTCCCGGATATTGTGGGGGTTTGAGCAGCGCACGAAGTTGAAGTTGTATGGCAATCCCAAGAAACGCCAATACCGTTACGAACTCCGGCAGCGTGGCTATCAAATCGCCAGAGGCGGCAGTGAGGCCTATGTTGTCGCCCACACCCGACGCTCTCCCAAAGTAGAAGCCAATGTCCGGAAATACGGAATCCGGGTAATCGAGTAATAAAATCACATCATCAACCATAAACGCGGCACCGCTCACAACCGAGTGGCGCCGCTCGCTTTACTATGGAGTATCAAGAGTTTCTGAAATCAAAAATAAAAATCTCCGAGAACTACGGCTTTAAGGTGGATATGAGCGAAATCAACCCGAAACTCAAACCACATAACAAGCTGATGGTAAAATGGCTTGTCGAGGGTGGTAAGAGAGCGTGTTTCGCGTCATTCGGACTACACAAGACTGTGACGCAGTTAGAAGCAGTCCGGCTCACACTCGCAAAAGTCGGCCACGGCGCCGGACTCATAGTGTGTCCTCTATCCGTACGTCAGGAGTTTGTAGAGGATGCCAAAAACATTCTCGGCTGGAACACTCCACCCAAATTCATACGCCGCCCCGAAGAGATGGATGGTGACGGTATCTACCTCACCAATTACGAAAGCATACGAGACGGCAAGTTAGACCCGGAACTATTTGTTGTTGCCAGTCTTGATGAGGCGTCAGTCCTGCGAGGTCTCGGTGGTTCCAAGACATTCCGGGAGTTTATGCGACTGTTCACCGGTGACGGTGACCCCATGCAAGTTCGCCGCCAGGCAGAGCGTATCAAGTTCCGCTATGTCGCCACGGCCACACCCTCACCAAACGACTACATAGAGCTGCTGGCTTATGCCGACTTTCTCGGCATTATGGACGTGTCGCAAGCCAAAACACGTTTCTTTAAGCGAGATTCAACGCACGCCGACAATCTCACGCTCCACCCTCACAAAGAGGAAGAGTTCTGGCTATGGGTTTCCTCATGGGCGCTGTTTGTCAGCAGGCCGTCAGACATCACCGGCGATGAGGCAGATGATGAAGGTTATATTCTACCAGACCTTGACCTGCGATGGCACGAAATACCGACAGACTACTCCAAGACAAGTGTTGACAAATACGGCAATCCTGTATTGTTCGCTACTGAAGCTCTCGGCCTGCAAGCCTCGGCTAAAGAAAAGCGCGACAGCTTGCCTGACCGAATAGCGAAGATGATGGAGTTACGCGCCGAAGATCCCGACGCGCACCGCATCATCTGGCACGACCTCGAGAGTGAACGTCATGCGATAGAAAAGGCCATACCTACAGTCAAATCCATCTTTGGCTCACAAGACTATGAGAAACGTGAACGCAATATCCTCGACTTCTCCTATGGCCGGATTCAGGAACTTGCGGCCAAACCTGTTATCGCTGGTTCGGGGTGCAACTTTCAGCGTCATTGCTCATGGGCCATATACCTCGGAATCGGCTATAAGTTTAACGACTTTATCCAGTCTATCCACCGCTTGCAACGATTCCTTCAGACTAAGAAAGTCCGTGTTGACCTCATCTATACCGAGGCCGAGCGGGGTGTAAGAAAAGCACTTGAAACCAAGTGGCAGAACCACAACAAACTCATTCAAAACATGACCGAAATAATTAAGAAATATGGACTCTCTCACAAAGAAATGTCGGCACACCTCGCCCGCAAGATGGGTGTTGAGCGTGTAGAGGTGTCCGGCGACGGCTACCGCATAGCCAACAATGACAATGTTCTGGAATTGCAGAACACCGACCTCTACCCGGATAATTCCGTGGGCCTCATAGTCACTTCCATTCCGTTTGCGACCCAATACGAATATTCCCCAAACTACGCTGACTTCGGCCACTCAGAAAGCAATGAGGAGTTCTTTCAGCAGATGGATTTCCTCACTCCAAATCTTTACCGAGTGCTCCAGCCTGGGCGCATGGCGATTATCCACGTCAAAGACCGCATAGTGCCTATGGGATTGAGCGGCATGGGCTGTCAGACGGTCTATCCGTTCCACTGCGACTGTATCGGGCATTATACTAAGCACGGCTTTGCCTACATGGGCATGAAAACCATCGTAACAGATGTGGTCCGGGAGAACAATCAGACCTACCGCCTTGGCTGGACCGAACAGTGTAAGGACGGCACAAAAATGGGTGTCGGTATGCCTGAATATCTTCTCATCTTCCGTAAGCCTGCCACAGACCGCACCAATGCCTATGCCGACATTCCGGTAGTCAAGGATAAAAAGTGGTGGAACGAGCAGACACGGACATGGGATAACCCCGATGGGTATAGCCGCGCCCGCTGGCAAATGGACGCACATAGCTACACTCGCTCATCAGGCGACAGACTGATGACACCGGCCGAGATTGCCAAGATGGACCACAAGTCAATCTTCCGTTTTTTCAAAAAATACTCTCTCAACGAGGTATGGGATTACGACTATGTGGTGAAAATCGCTGAAGAACTTGAACTGCATGGGAAACTCCCGACGGGCTTTATGCTGCTCCAGCCCGGAAGCTGGACTGATGAAGTCTGGTCGGATGTTGCCCGTATGCGCACCCTCAACACTATTCAGTCGGTAAAAGGCAAGGAACAACACCTCTGCCCCCTGCAATTTGACATTGTGAACCGTGTCATTGAGCAGATGAGCAACCCCGGAGATATAGTCCTTGACCCATTCGGCGGTCTGATGACTGTTCTCTATTGTGCCTTGAACAAAGGGCGCAAAGGCTGGGGCATAGAACTCTCGCCGGTATATTTCCTCGACGGCGCACAATACTGCGCACAGGCCGCCAACAATAAGCAGGCACCCTCACTGTTCGACCTCCTCGACGATGAACCAAAAGCAGATGAAGATGATCTGCCAGACAAACTTAAATAACCCCGAATTATTCACAGAGTATGAATACTTGTAACAAATCTCCCCCCGGCCACAATGATACAAGGCTACGGGCCTAAAACCAGTCATTCACTTAACCCCAATCTTTACCAATGGCAATACCTCTCAAAAAATTTGCGGAGCAATGCGAAGAGGTAGCACTCGCCAATGGCAAGATAACACCGTTGTCCTCTCCCACGGTATCAATGTACGACATATCCCGCCGGTGGCGTGAGTTGTGCAAAGCTACTGCTTTCAAAAGCGACAATCTCACCGATTGTAGCGAAAAGGAAGAGGGAGCGGCCGAGGTGATAATTGCCGCGCTTACCTATCTTCAGCGCATTGGTTGCAAGGATATAGAACAACTGCTCCGGTTCACTCTGGAGCTTCATCGCCGGCAAACATTGTAGGTTCCGTCAATGACTATTCGTGATGAAGTTTTTGTGATGAAGTAAGTAATAGCTATGGCAGAAATAACAATATTACCAATAAGCCTGCTTGATTTCAACAAGGGGCAACTCAAAGGACTCCCGAAGAATCCCCGGTTCTTTCGGGATTATCGCTATGAGGCGATGAAAAAGAGCATCAAGGAATCGCCCGAGATGCTTGAACTGCGTGAACTCATCGTTTTTCCATATCCAGAAGGACGCTACATTGTCGTTTGCGGTAATCTCCGTCTGAGGGCTTGCAAGGAGCTTGGCTACACCGAGCTGCCTTGTAAAATCCTCAACCCCGATACTGACGTAAAGAAGTTGAGGGAGTATGCCACAAAAGACAACGTGAACTTCGGAGAAAACGACCTCGATGTTATGAACAACGAGTGGGATAAAACCGAGTTGGCCGACTGGGGTGTAGAATTTGCCCCGGAAAAGTCGGTCGATGAGTTCAAGGAGCGGTTTGATTCTATAACCGATGAAACTGCAATCTATCCGCTGGTGCCTAAATTCGACGAAAAGCACGAGCTGTTCATCATACAGTCCGGCAACGAGGTTGACAGCAACTGGCTCCGTGAGAGGTTGGGTATGCAGCGCATGAAGTCCTATAAGACAGGCAAAGTGAGCAAGAGCAATGTGATTGACATAAAAGATGTCCGTGTCGCGCTGGAGGGCGAGAGTAAATGAACCTCAAGATAGTCATTCCCTCACATAAGCGACATGATAGAGTGTTTGCCAAGAAGCTCGTTATGGACCCCATCATCTGTGTGGCCGAGAGCCAGGCAGACCTCTACCGTCAGTATAATCCAGAGTGTGAGATTGTCACACACCCCGATGACGTGATAGGGTTGATACCCAAACGGAATTGGATGGCAAAGCACTTCGGAGAACTGATGATGCTCGATGATGACGTTCACGTTGTCAAGACTCTGTTTTGTGAGAAAGGTGAGACTGGTGTTATCCGCGATCCCGAAACGATAACCCTCATCATCAACTCCCTCTATGAGCTGGCGTGTATGCTCGATGTTCATGTATTCGGGTTCACGTCGGCCATCTCGCCGGTGATGTATAACGAATGGGGATATTACTCCCTCTCAAAGATGATCACCGGCTGTTCCTACGGCGTGAGATACAACAAAAACGTGTGGTGGAACGAGGAAATCAGGCTCAAAGAGGACTTTTGGATTTCGTGCTACATGAAGTACAAGGAGCGCAGAATCCTCACCGACCTCCGCTACAACTTCGCCCAAAAAGGCACGTTTGTCAATGCCGGAGGCCTGGCTGCGTTCCGAAATCAGGAAGAGGAACGACGCTCGATACTGTTCATGAAAAAGCATTTTGGTGACAGCATCAATATCAAGGGAGCCACCAATAACGGCAAAGACAAAACAAAGCAGCTTGTGGAGTACAACATATCCTGTAAGTTCAAATTCTAACCTGCTGATTAGCCGATAAAATGGCGTTAAAATGGTGTTCAATCTGTTTGTGTAATTCGTCATTTTTGGCTAAATTTACTGATGTAAAACAAACCATAATAGCGAGTTATGATAATAAGAACAATACATGGATATGACTTCTTTGAGGTCAGTTCTGCAATGCAGAAAGCAATCCGGCGAGGTGATGCCAGAGTAGCCGGATTTTTCGCCCTGGAACTGTGGCACAGTAAGTATCGTGATTATGTCTGGAAACGGCTCTTTACCATATCGGCAGAGGATTGCTACGGACTCATCACGAAAGAGATTGAGGCTCTTTGGCAGGGCCATGAGTTAGTCAACAAGAACAAGGCCGAGCCGAAAGGCAGAATCTTCGTGAGCAAAGCGGTGCTGCTCCTGTGCGAGTGTCGCAAGAGTCGCGATGCGGATCATCTGCAAAATTTGGTCTATGACCGCAACGATGTAGATGTAGAGCGGTGGATAGATGATGTGAGAGCGTTCCCCATCGAGATTCCACTCTATACATACGACATTCATACCCGAAAGGGGAAAAAATACGGGAGGACAAAAGAAGAGTTCTTCCGAGAAGAGTACGAGGCGTTGCGGCCGAGGGTTCCCGGCCTGTTCGATGAACTTGTACCACCTTATCCAAGCAACCTATTCGGCGGTTCGGGCAATGAGTCCGGGCCGCTTTAATTTTAACCGTTTAACAAATATCAAAATGAATTTCGGACAAGCAATCGAAGCTCTCAAAGAGGGCAAGAAAGTCGCCCGTAAGGGCTGGAACGGCAAAGGAATGTTCCTTTGGCTCAAACCCGCTGCCACCGTCAAGGCCGAGTGGTGCAAAGACCCCATGCTCCGAGCAATCGCGGAGAAAAACGGTGGTGAGATTCCTGCGCTCGGTACCATTTGTATGTTTACAGCTCAAAGAGAGATTCTTTCGGGCTGGCTGGCCTCACAGACAGATATGCTCTCTGAGGACTGGGAAGAAGTGACTGGCGTAATTATCTAAATATGCAGATTCCACACATTGACAAGGGTCTGCTGGCAAAGTTAGGAGCCGCTGTTGTACCGACAACGGCTCCTATCATACCGACGCCCGTTATAGATTTCGGCATAGAGATTAACAAACCCAAGCCCGAGCCGCCAAAGGCATTGACATCTGACGAGTGTGTTAACTTGTTCGGGGCGCAAGAGGCTGTACTGATGAACTTCATACCTCAAATGCTGACCGCTCTGGCATTGGAGCAGGCCGAGGGTTTTATCAAGTATTGCCGGGATAATCGGCTCTGCGAGTATAAGCGCCACAACCGGGAGATGCGCAAGTGCATTGATGAGTATAATTATGAGCTGCGCACAAGTTATGGCCGCTCATGGTTCGCTTATCAAAAATATCTGGAACGCTTGCGCAAGACCGTAGAGTTTGACCTATTTCAGTGCTGGTGTACTTTTACCAACGAGGCGGCCCGGCAGTATGTAGGGCACCCTCATAAAGAGATTCCGGCGCGTGTGGCCTTTGTCCGAATGATTCTCACTTTCGTTGAGGACTTCGACAAGAATATGGATAAGGTCATAGCCGAAAGAATAAACGCCCCATGCAGCCGCAAGCAGAACCCGTATTGTTTTCTCATTTCGGTGTTGTGCATGGATATTGCAGAAACATTCGGTCAGCAGATGCAGATCACGGACACAATGACACTCTGTGTAAAGGTTCTCGCCAACCGGTGCCACGCTGTTGTCGATGCTATCATGGCCGAGGAAGATGCCGCCGAGGGCTCCAAGTCTTGACACTAATTGACAAACGTTAAGGTGGTAAAATGGTGGCTATTCTGATTGCAAAATCTGCTTTTTATGGCTAACTTTACAGTATAACAAACTACAAGTCAAACCAATAAACCACCAAGAGATATGAAAACGAAAGCTGACCTCGACGCCCTTATTCCCACCCTCGTGGACCTGCTCACAAGCCAAGACCACGAAATCGGCGCCTCCTACTATGAGCAAGGTGAAGATGGTTGGGGTGTTTGCCATGAATCTGCCACTAACTACTTCTGCTATGAGGAAGATGGTTGGCTCATCGAAGTAACGTATGAGTGCTGTGGAGAGTGGGACAATGACCCCGGCGATTACTGGACACCACCGAGCAGCGATCTCCGGAAAGCATGGGGTGAGGTAACAGAAATCCTCGTATCTCACTACGATGATGACACCGACGAAGAGTCCGAGTTTGAGGAAGATGACCTCAAAGACCTTTGGAGCGCTATTGATAAGGAACTCGAAGATATTGCATAACCAAGTCAAACCAATAAACCGTAAATATATGGGATACAGATTACATTACGCCACCACCTATCGTGTCAAATACGATGGCGGCTATTTCAACCACAAAACTGAAATAAATGAGTTGCTGGTTGACAAATGTGACGCCTCTTACAATGAGATAACGCCCGAGTGCTCGGACCGGTTAGAGATTGAACGTGAAGACCTCGTCAAATTGGTCCAGGAGATAAAGAACAATCCTAAGGAGTACGAAGATTATCTTACCTCGAAAGGCTGGGATTACACTCTGGAGGATTTTGTTGAAATCTTCAATGAGCTGATTGCCAAGAGTGACCAATCCAATAGTTACATCGTACTAAGGTGGTTTTAATATGAATCGAGACTATGCCTATTGTGTCGGAGTCAACTTCTTTAAGGAGAAGGCTCCGGCCATCTGCAAGAACTGCAAGCGATACATTCCGTGGTCAGAACCAGTTGAGGACACCCTGATATGGGTTGCGCCGCAGTATGATGAGAAAACGGGTACATGCCCTCTGAATGATACCAAAGAACCAAGTAAATGAAGAAACAATATAAAGAAATTCCAATCGGTGGGATTGGTGTAATTGCCGGTCAAAGGGTAATTGCACAGAAGTATTTGCCAGAGAACACTTGCGATGACTGTTGCTTTAGCCTTAATGCAGGTTATAATCTTCCCTGCCCATTCAATAAATGTAATGGGGGAAGCAGAGAAGATAAAACACACGTCTATTTTGTAAAAGTACAGTGAAAAATGAATGTAAAAAATACACCTTTCTCGATGGATGCCGACGAAATCACCATGTTGGCTATGGCAAAACTCCGAGGTGTCAAAAAACTCAGTGATACCAACGTAGACTGTTTCGTTGCAGGTTATAAAACCTGTATGGACGGATTTAGTGAGCCTGGTGATATACTGCCTCTATTGGCATGCATGCTCCATAAACAAGAGATGGTTGAAGATGACATTAAAATGACTATCGGCTATGCTGACCTCCGCAGAGGATTAAATAAAGAAGAAATAGAAAAAATCCGCCGAGCCAATGAGATTATTGCTGCCTTGAATAATCTTATAGAGGTACTGACAAAAGGAGAAAAAATATGAAAGAATTAACCCCTAACGAGTGGCATAAACTACTTAACAGATATGTCGCAGATGCCGAGGCCATGCGCCCGGTAATGATGAAGCCATTTGAGCAAGATGGATATGTATGCGCCACGAATGCCTACATTATCCTCCGTGTCGCAAAGCGGTTCATTTCAGAAGACTTCTCAACCGACAAACATCTCCCCGATGTTGCCAGTGTAACGCCGGAACACAATCCAATTTCCGCCATAACAATAGACACACTCCGAGGTGAGTTTGTCCGCCAGAAGATAGACTACGATACCACTACTGCTGATTGCCCCGATTGCGACGATGAGGGTGAGGTTGAATGGGAGTACACCGACACTGACGGAGATAAGCATAAGATGTGGGCCGAGTGTCCGTGTTGTGGTGGTACCGGGATTATTCCCAATGGCATCAACAAGAAATGTCAAGTTATAGGCGAAACAATCATTGTTCACTACATGCTGCTGTTATACCATGTGATGTTTGCACTCGGAGTAGATAAAGCCGAGATAACACGAGGCAAAAGAGAGCAGATTCTATTCCATATCGCCGAGGGTGTTGATGTGGTTGTAATGCCATGTAGCAATTCAAACAAATAAAACTATGATGGTACAAAAGCAGGTATGGCATAGCCGGACACGCTACATCATCGTAGTAGAGGGCATAGCCACCGTTCAGGTGGAACTCTACGATGAGCCACAAGGCCCAGACAAAGTAACCGCTTTCATCTGTAGCCTATGGGTTAACGAGGATGAGCGCCGATATGGTCACGCCGGAAGAATCTTAGACCGCGCCGAAGAGATAGCTGCCAAGGAGGGCCACAAGAGAGTGCATCTTGAATGGTGTTCACTCGATAGCCCTCAATGGGTGCTTGAATGGTATCTCAGAAGGGGCTATGAAGAGCGAGAGTTTGGCCCTAACTCATCATTGCTGGTTAAAGAATTAAATCAAATAAAATGAAAAGAAGAATCAAAGAAGTGCTTCTCATGCTAAGCCTTGCGCTAAGTGCAGCGTGGTTGGGAATCTGTATTTTCTATATGGTCAAAGACCATGAGGCATACAGTTCAACAATAGAGTATCGTGGGCATAGTTACATTTATTTCTACAATCACGGGACAAGTGCGGCAACTCACGATCCCGACTGCCCGTGCCATAAGGAAGATGTAAAAGAGCCATGAAACGCTGGACCCCGGAAGAAGAGAATGAACTGCGAGAGCTTTACGGCACAATGACCGCCGAGGCTCTCGCAGTTCGTTTCGGCACTACCTATCGGGCAATTTATCAGAAGTGCAACAAGATGGGACTGAAAAAGGATCAGCCGTGCAAAATTCATCTCACACCTCAACAATAGTTGTGGATGAAGATACACTGGCCGCATATGTCGAATGAGATATGCGCCCTTATACTCGGTATCAGCCATCGTTCAGTTGTCCGGCAGGCGCGCCGTCTCGGATTGCAAAAGACCGAGCAATTCATGAAAGAGTGCCAGGCACACACCTCAAAAAGAGCCAAAGAGAGCCACATCAAAAATGGCACATATCCGGCAAAGGGTTATTACTCTCCCAATCTCCAAAAGGGTGAGGCATATCAATTCAAGCCGGGCCACAAAGTAATCAAAAAACCATTTTAGCATGATAGAGATAAACGGGGTCAGGTTCTATGATGAGCCGGGGAGTTGCGGTAGTTACCCATGTCTTAAGACGGGAGCAACGCACTTCTCCCCAGGAGGGAAGCGCGGCCTCTGCATAATGTGGAATGAGATGCACCTAAGGACACGCAATATCCCGGCGAGATGTCATAAATTATTTAAGAAAGCACTCACTTATCCCGAGGGGAGTAAGCTGACGATAGTTGTAAACATGTAAATAAATTGACATGGCAAGACCAAACGGAAACGGCATCATATCTCTCCACGATGATAAGGAAACTAATCACGGGTTCTTCTGCATGAAACTCGTATCATATCTCAACGAAGAGGCAGAGATGGGTACTGATGTCTACGAAGAGCTATGGCACGAGCGTTTCGCCCAAGCAAAAGCCGGGAAATGTGCCTATCGCGAAAAGTGTCCTAACTATGCCAAATCAAAACCGCCATTCTGATGAAAGGGAGAGCAAAGATAATACACCGTCAAGGGAGCGTAGATGTAGCCGTTTGCAGTGTCCCGATGGATGACGCGCCCCGGACTTACAACAACCTCGTGAAAGCGATGAAAGACCGCGCCAAAAGCGTTTGGGGAGTGAGGTTTGTAGAGACGCCGGACTCTATCACGGCAATCTGGCCACGTTCCGATCGACTGCCCGACGGATGGAGCGAGAGCGTGAAGTTTATTCCGGAGGAATAGTGATTTTTTTGAAAAAAAGTGCTCAAAAATTTGGTTATTCAACAAAAGTTGATTAACTTTGCAGTGTCAATAAGACAAAGAGATAATTAACCCGATTGTTTAACCAAAACCGATTCAAAATGAATGACGAAAAATTCAAATCAAGAATCATCGAGGTAGTCGCCCTCTTGATAAAGTTCAGAACAATGACTGACAAGAGCGACAAGCGAATCCTCCGAGACTACATCAGAGCAGTAGTTAAAGAGTTGACCTTAGTCTAAGAGACTCCCCGAAACAAAGAACCCTCCCCCGAAAGGGGGAGCGGTTCCCTTAAAAAAATAAACTATGGCAGACGAAGAATTAGTTAAAGAGATTATGGAGCGTGCTCAATCCGATGAGGGTCAGCGGTTAGCCGATGATGTCCTGGCACGTTTGAAAAATGGAGAGGTTGCCCCGGATAAAGTAGTGGTAGACCTCAAAAGAGAGGACATTTCAAAAGTGCTGAAAGTGTCCTACATTGCAGAGCGTTTCTTTGGGCGTTCCCGGTCCTGGCTGTGTCATAAACTCAATAATGACATAGTGAACGGTAAGCGAGAGGGATTTACCATAGAGGAGCGCAAGAAGCTGAAAGCCGCTCTCGATACCATAGCATACGAGATTCAAATTTTGTCGGATAATTTGTAGTTCCTTTTT